TCGTTGCCTAGGTTTTCACACAGAAGATTTAAATAAAATTCCAACAGATGACTTACCTTGGGCTCATGTTATGCACTCAGTAACAGACCCGTCTATGCAAGGTATGGGAAGCACGCCTTCATTTCTTGTCGAGGGTGCTTATGTCATAGGATTTTTTCGTGATGCAGCTGAGAAACAACAACCTGTTATTATGGGTTCGTTACCTGGTTATCCTCAAACAGTTGCAAATACAGAAAAAGGTTTTAACGATCCTAATGGTGTCTTTCCAAAAAATCCAGCAAACTACGGACACGATTTAAAAGAGTCAGATGTAAATAGACTGGCAAGAAACGATACCGATCAAGCACATACTGTTGTCACAACAAAAGATTCTACAAGAACAGAAAAGGTTGCTGTTGCAAATAGCACCACAACTTGGGATGAACCTAAATCTGCATACGCATCTGTCTATCCAAACAATCATGTATATGAAACAGAGAGTGGTCATATAAAAGAATTTGATGACTCAGTAGGAACAGAAAGAATACATGAGTATCATAGAAAAGGAACATTCTATGAGATTGATGCAATGGGAAATAAAGCAACAAGAGTTGTTGGAGATAATTATGAAATCATTGCAGGGTCAGATTATGTTAATGTTAAAGGAAGTGCAAACCTAACTGTTTCAGAAACTTTAAATATTAAATCAAAAAATTTAAATATTGAGGCTGAAACAGTTACAGAAAAATATACTACGAAAACAGAAACAGCAACAACAGGTAATATAACATATACTGGTGGAGATGTCAATGCCTCTAATATTAGTTTATTAGGTCATCAACACAAAGATAATGCTGGTTTAGCTGCAGCTGCAACTTCTGTACCACTTGGAGGAACATCAGCAGAATCACTTACAATTATAGATGGTAGTGCAATAGATGGTTCAACAACAACAGTGGTTCCAAGTGAAGTAACAAACACAGGCACAACAGGTTCAATAACTACAGATGATTTGCCCTCCGATTTAAATTTAGCAGGAACTACCACAGTAGATGATTTAACAGCAAGTGATGATATTACTTTAAAATCAGATTCGGCAGTTTTAGGATTTGGTTCAGATAGTGACACAACTTTAACTCATGTTGCTGATACTGCACTATTATTAAATAGTTCCAGACAATTACAGTTTGGTGATAGTGGCACATACATTCACCAATCAGCAGCTGGTGTTTTAGATTTAGTATCTGATACAGAGATAGAGATTAATGCTACAACAATAGACATGAATGGTGCATTGGATGTTTCTGGAGATATTGATGTAGGTGGTAATATAGAATTAGGACACGCATCAGATACCACTATATCACGATCAGCATCAGGTACAGTTCAAATAGAAGGTAATACAATAATTACTACAGCAAATGCTGACACACCTGCAACAGTATCTTCATCAAGTGAAGTAGATCATGTTTTGGTAAATGACGGTGGTGTTCTAAAAAAATCAACAGTTAGTAATTTAGGGGTTGCTGGAACGCCAAGTGGTGTTCTTGTTCCGTTTGGTGGAACATCTGCACCATCTGGTTGGTTATTTTGTTTTGGCCAGGCTGTGAGTCGAACTACTTATGCTGATTTATTTAGTGCTATTTCTACTACCTATGGATCAGGTGATGGAAGTTCAACATTTAATTTACCTGATCTTAGAGGTCGAGTAGTAGCTGGTCAAGATGATATGGGTGGAAGTTCTGCTAATAGATTGACTTCTCCAATTAATGGTGATACTCTTGGTGCCACTGGTGGAGATGAGTCCGTGTCCGTGTCTGCTTCTGGGTCAAGTAATTCACATAGTCATACGATCAGCACTCACGGAGCAACAGGTAACCAACTATCGACATCATCAGTAAGTCTTACTTTTTTAGAAAATTTAAGCACAACTGCAAATGTACTTCAACCAACAATAGTTTTAAACTACATAATTAAGACATAGAGGATAACATGGGAATAAATGAAGAGAAAGCACAAGGGTTATTAAATTTAACTGATTGGACACAATTGCCTGATTGTGGATTAACAGATGTTTGTATAGCAAATTTTAAAAGTTATAGAGAAAGTTTAAGAACAATACGAAGAACTAATCCTGCTAATCCTACTTTTCCAACTAAACCTAGCGAAGAGTGGAAAAGTTAAATATAAATATTTAGAATTAGGAGTTTATAAATGCCGATATATGACGCTCAATCAACAAATGAGAGTAAACAACAGGCCCGAGAATATGTAGACTTAGATTTGTTCTTTGGAAAAAGGAGTTCAGATTTAGATGTTGCTGTTACTAAAAATGCTCAAGCAGTTAAACGATCTGTAAGAAATTTAATTTTATATAATCAATATGAGAAACCTTTTCACCCAGAAATATATTCTGGTGTTATGGATTTCTTATTTGAATTAGCAACACCTATTACAGCAGAAGCAATAGCAAGAAGAATACAAGATGTTATTAATAACTTTGAACCACGAGCAAAATTAGAATCAGTAAGAGTTATTGCAAAACCTGATACAAATTCTTTTGATGTATCTATAGAATTTTTTGTCATTAATAATCCAACAGAACTTGTAGATATGAGTCTTATGTTAGAAAGATTACGATAATGTCAACCACAGTAAATAAAAAAAGATTAAAAGTTACAGAATTAGATTTTGATGAAATAAAAAACAATTTAAAAACATATATGAAATCACAAGAACGATTCAAAGATTACGACTTTGAAGGTTCTGGTTTAAGTGCATTACTAGATGTTCTTGCATACAACACTCACTATCTAGCATTTAACGCTAATATGTTAGCAAATGAAATGTTTTTAGATTCTGCATCTTTACGATCTAGTATATCTTCTCATGCAAAAATGTTAGGATATGAAACAACATCAGCAAGAGCTCCAATAGCAACATTAAACGTATCTCTTACAACTTCTTCTGCAACAAAAACAATGCCAGCTGGAACAAAGTTTAGTACATCAATAGATGGAACTGCTTATTCTTTTGTAAGTGTGTCAGATGTAACCGCAAAAAATGTAGGTACTACAGTAAACTTTGACAGTTTATCAGTTTATGAAGGTAGTTATGTTACAACAAGATACACAGTTGATTCTACAGATGTAGAACAAAGATTTTTATTAACAGACAATAGAGCAGATACATCAACACTTACTGTAAGTGTAATAAATTCTTCCTCAGACTCAACTACAACAACTTATACAAAGGCAACTGACATTACACAATTAAGTTCAACATCTACAGTTTATTATTTACAAGAAGCAGAGATAGGTAAATATCAAGTTTATTTTGGAGATGGTGTAGTTAGTAAAGCATTAGATGATGGGAATATTGTTTTATTACAATATGTTGTTACGAACAAAACTGCAGCTAATGGTGCAAATTCTTTTACTCCACCTTCAACTATTGATGGTGTTTCTAATATTACAGTAACAACAGTTTCTAGAGCAGTTGGTGGTGCAGAACCAGAATCATTAAATTCTATAAAAACAAATGCTCCACTAGATTATGCATCACAAGGTAGAGCTGTAACATCAAAAGATTTTGAAGTTTATGTTAAAAAACTTTTTGGAAATGCACAAGCTGTTTCTGTGTTTGGAGGAGAAGATGGAAGTTTTGATTCTAGTTTAGGAGTTACATCAACTCCATCATACGGCAAAGTTTATATTTCAATTAAGTCAACAACAGGTGCAAATTTAACATCCTCTGAAAAATCTAGTTTAGTCAATAGTCTTAAATCATATGTTGTTGCATCTATTACACCAGAGATTATAGACCCACAAACAATTTTTTTACGATTAACAACAACATTTAATTATGATTCTAATTCCACAACAAAATCTAATTCTCAACTTGTTACTAATGTTACAGATACTTTGAGAACATATAATACTAATAGTTTACAATCTTTTGTTGGTCAGTATAGAGCGTCTGAGGTTACAAAAAAGATAGATGAAACTGATACATCTATTTTAAATAATACGACCAGCGTCAAGTTATCTATGTTTATAACACCAACATTAAGTACCTCATTATCGTATAATTTAAATTTTAGTAACGCATTACTTAATCCAGAATCTGGGTACCTAGCATCAACTGGTGGTATTCTTTCTTCAACTGGGTTTAAAATTACAGGTAATGATAACGAAATGTTTTTTGATGATGATGGCGCTGGTAACATTCGTATGTATTATTTTGTAGGAACTACAAGAACATATTTTAATAGTCAGGCTGGAACTATAACATATAGTAGTGGTGAAATTAAAATTAATACACTAAACATAGCATCTGTATCAAATGTAGATGGTGCAACGTCAACACAAATAAGACTTATTGTTACACCAAGTGGAAATGATATTGTGCCAGTAAGAAATCAGTTATTAGAAATAGACTTTACAAATAGCACAATAACAGCACAAACAGATACAGCAACAGTAAGTGGTAGTGCAACTACTACTACTTCAACAGGCACAAGCACAACTACTACAGTTACAACTACGAGTGGCTCTACTAGTTACTAGGATTTAAAATGAGTAATAATGACTCAACATTAAAGAATAAACTATCTTCTATAGTTAAAGAACAACTGCCTGATTTTGTTAAATCAGATCATGATTTATTTGCTGATTTCATACAACAATATTATGCTTTCTTAGAAACAACAAAAATGAAAATAAGCACAACTGCTTATTATCTAAAACAAGAACCAGAAACAACATCATACATTTTACAAGAAACCAATAAGGAAGAGTCCGAAAGATTTGTCTTAGAAGAAATAAAACAATTCGTAAACGGAGAAACAATTACGGGTTCTACATCAAAAGCAACGGCAACTGTTGTTGTTGAAAATGCTCGTGAAGGTCATCTTTATGTAACAGGTGATTCAAAATTTGTTACAGATGAAACTATAACAGGTTCTACTTCTGGTGCAACATCTACAATAACAGAGTTAAGAGATAACCCTGTAAGAAACATACAACAATTATTATCATATGCTGATACAGATAATACAATATATGATTTTCTTGATCAGATAAAATATTCTTTTATGAACGCTATACCTAAAACATTAGCATCTGGTGTTTCAAGAAGAAATTTAGTAAAAAGTATTAAAGACTTATATTCTGCAAAAGGAACTAAAGAGGGTCATAAACTTTTTATGAGATTATTGCTTGCAGAAAATTCTGAAATAATATATCCAAATCAATATATGATAAGAATGTCTGATGGTAATTGGAAAGAGAATGTAAAGATAAGAGTTTCATCAACTGGTTCATCTGGGTCAGAAGCATTAAACAAAGTTATTACAGGTGGAACATCTCAAGCCACAGCAACTGTTTCTGATGTTTCAACTTTTCAACAAGGTGTAATATCGGTCATAGAGTTTACAATAGAGGATTATAAGTTTGGTATCAATTTAGATACTTTATCATTAAGTGGGTTTGTATCTGGCGAAACAATTACTGCAACCTCTGTTACAAGTGATACAGAAATATCTTTTACAATTAAAGATATTATTTCAACAACATCAATATCAAATGATGGTATTTTAAATACAGCAAATGAAGATTTAGTAGTAGACTCTTCAAAAGGAAATGGATTTGGTTCAGTTAAAGTTGGTACACTAAATGGTGGAGGTATTAGTGAGGTATTTGTAGATACTGTAGGGAGTGGATATGAAGCTGGAGAGAAAGTATTATTTTCAGGTGGAACGGATATCATACCAGCCGAGGGATTTATTTCGGTTATTGGTGGGGGAATATTATTAGAGTCTGGAACAGATTCTACAGGCACAGGTACAATACTTATAGAATCTGGTTCAGTATTAATAGACGAACCTTTTAATATAGCATTAGAAAGTAAAGAAGTTTTAAATGGACCTTTTTATCTTTATGGAACTGCTGGATTAACTATATCAGATGGAACTGCTCAAAATAGTGCTGGTAAAAGAGGATATTTTTATCCAATTTATTTAACAGAAACCACAGCTAAGGCAGCCGATTCTGATAGTTCTGCCACGGAGCAAACATTTAACGAATTTCCAGGCATTACATTTTATATGCCAGCCTCTACTGCACAACGAGCTGTAGATAATTTAACCACAACTGCAGCTGCATATCAAGAGTACCCAGATAGCGATGTTGATTTATTATTATTAGATAGAACCACAAGTGGTGGTGCTGATGCTGGATTTAATATATTAATGAACAATACCCAAACAAGTTTAGACTTGCATGGTACGGCCACAGATAAATTAGTTTTAGAATATGATACTCTATCTGTGTCAGAAGCAACATCTATTAATAAAATTATATTAACCAACTTTGGACAAGGATATACATCTCTTCCAACAATAACGCCAATAACTTCAGGTGGTTCTAGTGCAAAACTCATACCATTAACTACAGATATTGGTGCAGTCAATTCTTTAAAAATTAATGATGCAGGGTTTAATTATAATACAGATGACATCCCTGACATGACTTTTAACGCACATTTTATTTTAAAAGATGTTACAGGTACTTTTGCCAAAGATAATACTTTGGCTTCAAGTGGTCATACAGGTACTGTCGTTTCTTGGGATTCAACAAATAATTTATTAACAACGACATTTGAAAACGTAGAAAGAATGTTCCAAGAATTTACTGGTACAGTAAACTTACCTTTTGTTACAGAAGAATTAACTGGTACTGTTTTATCAGGTAATGATTTTTTACTTGAAGATACACAAATTATAGAGGGAACATCAAATGATAATATTATTTTAGATGGAACTTCATCTTCTATAGAGTCAACAAGATTTGTTAATTTAACAGTAAAGGTAAAATATTCCACAACCTATGAACAAAATGTTTTTGAAATCAATGGAATAGAAAAACCAAATTTACAATTAAAAGAAGGTTGGACATATTATTTTGATTTATCCGATTCATCTTTATATAATGCGACATCTACTGCGAACCATCAACTTAAATTTTCTTTAACGTCAGATGGAACACATGGAAGTGGAACAGAATACACGACAAACGTAACAAAATCTACTGCTGATATCGCTATTGGAACTTCTGGTGCGTATATTCAAATAGTTATCCCAGAGCCTGGTGGCGATTTATACTATTATTGCGTAAATCATTCTGGTATGGGAAACATAATACAGACTTTACCTAGACTAACTATAATATCAGATGAGAATGATGATTTAGTTTTAGATTCTAGTTTTGCAAATGTAAGTTATATACAAATGGAAAGTGCATCGGCCGATCAACCTTTGCAAAGATTATCATTAGAGGAGGGTGATAGTGTATTTCTTGAGGAATCTAATGCATCACAACAAGAAGATGTTGGGGCTAAAGTATTAATTGATAATTTAGTTACTGATGAAACATCTAAGTTTTTAGATGAAACAGACGGACAAAGATTAAAACTTGAAACTTTTGGTAATCATTTACTATTAAATGGAACAGATGGTTCATCAACTGATGCAGGTAGTAGAATTGTAAGTGAAACAGATTCAGTAACCTCAATGTCAGCCACAGACTTTATTGTTATAGATGGAACAGATAGTTCTTCTAACAATGCAGGTTCTGAAATAATTTTTGAAAATCTAATAGACTTTAGTGGAAATGATGTTGTCATAACAGATTCTGGTGGGGCAACTGGTACCGTAATATTAGCAGATATATCTAGAGGTTCTTTGACAGTTGATACAACATCAACAAGTGAAGGAAACTATAAAGGGATAAACAGTTTAATAAATGAAGATTTAAATCGTATTCAAGATTCCTATTACTATCAACAATTTTCATATGAGGTACAAGTTGGTCAATCAACGACACAATATATCAATGAGTTAAAACAAGCTGTACACCCAGCTGGATTTGCTGTATTTGGAAAAGTTTCTATCGCAACACTTATCTCAACATCATTGCAAGCATCAGGTACCTCTGTTTCAAGTCCAAGTCTTGATACCTTCTCACCAATTCTTGCATCTACATTAGATTTTATTTTTGATGAGAGAATTCAAACAAGAACACTTGTTGTACCAGTTTCAGACAGAGTTGGTCACAGAGAAGATACAATACTTCAAGAAGATGGTGTCATTATAGGTGATGGTCTAATACTTGACGGAACTGATGGTTCATCAAGTAACGCAGGTGATAGTATAATAGATGAAACAGATTCTAGAAAAATAATACTTGAACACGGAATAATATCATTTAATGTAGATTCTAATGGTAATATTGTTCGTGAACAATTTATCTTTGAGAGTGGAACTAAACAAACTTCATTTGATGATGGTGGGGGAAGAATGATGATGGAGTCATCTTCTGCTCCAGGTGTAAACAATGAGAGAACATTAACAGTAGAAAATAAAGTAACAGTTTCTTCCAAACCAAATACATATGCGAATTCTAAAAATTTACTTGTCCATCTTGGAAATGACCCTTTTGATGAAACAAGTGGTTTCATGTTAGAAGATGCGACATTCGGAACACTACTCTTAGATGGAACAGATATTTTTGGTACTGATGCTGGAGATAATATTTTATTAAATGCAAGTGCAAGTTCAACAGATGAGGGAGAGCTCTTGCTTTTAGAACCAAAAGAAAATCATGGAGTTCTTGTACTAAATGGTATAGAACCATTACCGACAGTCGTAGAAATAGTTTTAGACGGAACAGATGCAAGTGGAACAGATGCTGGTGACAATGTTCTTCAAGAAGATGGATTGTCAAAAATATTAGCTGACGGAAGTAATATTTTTACACACGGGTCACTAATAAAATTTCATGAGGGTGAAAAATTAATGAGTGATGAACCTAGAAATCAAGAAACATTCACAATAAGTCAATTAACTACAGAATTTAATTTAAAGATAAGTGACATAATAAGACCAAGTAGATTACTATTATCGCAAAATGGAGATATGGTGGCAAGAGAACTTGTAGACGGAAGAATAAAACTTGAATTTGATGATACAACATATATCGCATTGGAGTCAGATGTTGGTGGGGTTTCATTTGTTGGAATTGAAACTGGCACAGAAGATACAGGTTTATTATCACCATTTATAGAGAGTCAAGGAGATATTAATAATGCTCTTGCAAAAGACCCAGATGCTATTGCATTAGAAGATACTGGTTTTCTTACATTAAACGGAACGGATAGTAGTAGCACTAATGCAAATTCATTTATTGTTGATGAAGATAATTTTAGAATTATTCAAGAGGTTGATGGAGTTTTAATAATGGAGGAAAATGACACAGGCTCTAATGACTCTAAAATGGAATTAGAAGATGGTAATTTATTATTACAAGAAAAATCTTTAAACAAAGAATCAATAGACAGAGTACAATTAGAAGATACAACAGCTGAGATTGGAGATGTTATGATATTAGATGGAACGGATGGATCGTCAACTAATGCAGGTGATGATTTAATTCTTGATGATGGTTCTCAAACAGCAGATATAGAATTACTTAAAGAAGGTATTTTATTAGAGGAAGCTGACATAAGAAAGGATGTAGGACAAATATCTTTTGAAAACTTGACATTAAATTTTAATAAAGATGGAAAAGTTTTACGCAATCCTTTACCACTAAATGTCATACAGATAGGAAAGACACCTGTGGTACGAGGTGCATATATTATAAAAAAGGCATCTTAACAATGTATAAATAACAATAGAGATTGTAAAGGAAAGTCATGACAGCAATAATTACAGAAAAATTTAGACAACATAACGCTAATCAATTTCAAGAGTCGTTCACGGAGTCATCTAAATCCACTTACTATTTGTTTATAGGAAAAGCAACACCTTTTACTACAGGCACAAGTGGAGGTTCAGATACTTCACCACCAACTCCAGCAGATTCCGTAAGTAGAGAATTTTATGATTGGGATGCAATGACAGGTGCAAAACTTATATCTTCTTCAGATGTTACCTTTGCACTTCCTAGAAGAAACTGGGCAAACAACACAACTTTTGATATGTATGATGACACAATAAGTTCTTCCAACACAGCAACATCTGGTGCATCTTCATTATATTCAAGTACATTTTTCTTTATGACTACAGATAACAATGTATATAAAGTTTTGGATAACAATGGGGGAACAGCATTTTCTGGTTCAGAACCAACATCTACATCAACATCAACATTTGAGTCAGGTGGATATATCTTAAAATATATGTATTCTATTACAGCGTCAGAAGTTTCAAAATTTTTGACAACAGATTTTATGCCAGTTTCTACGGATTCAACTGTAAGTGCAGCTGCAACTGATGGTGCGATTGAATCACTTGTTGTTACTGCTGGTTCAGGTTATTCAAATGGAACTTACTATGCAGCCGTTTATGGAGATGGAACAAGTCAAGGAACATCTTCTGGAGCGATTGTTAGAATAACTGTTTCTGGTGGTGCGATTCAATCATTCGGATTGACCGCTGGTACTGATACAACAATTCATTCAGCAGGGTCTGGATATACTTTTGGTACCGTTAACTTAACAACAGGTAATACCTTTTCTGATTCTGGTTTATCATCAACATCTTCTATCGGAAGTGGATCGGGTGGAGCTATACGAGTTGTCATAAGTCCAAAATCAGGTCATGGTAATGATGCAGTATCAGAACTTGGTGGCCATTTTGTTATGACAAATACCACATTAGCACAAGCAGAGGGTGATGATTTATCTACTGAAAATGATTTTAGAAATATAGGAATAGTTGTAGACCCAACAACTTATGGAACTAGTACAGTTGCAACGGATAGTACAGCTAGATTAACATACGTTGTTAAATTTTCATCATCATCTGGCACATTTGATGTTGATGAAACAATAACACAAGCGACAACTGGTGCTGTTGGAAGAGTTGTTGAATACGATAGTACAAGAAGTTTATTATATTTTACACAAGAAAGATACTCAAGTTATGGAACTGTAACTGCAACTGGGTCTTATGTTGCATTTAGTGGAACAAATGTAATTACAGGTTCAACATCAGGTGCAACTGGTACGCCATCAAGCACAACTGAAACAGTAACACTTGCAAATAGTAATACATTATCTCTCACAACTGGGTATGCTAACCCAGAGTTACAACCAGATAGTGGAAATATAATTTATACAGAGAATAGAAAACCAATACAAAGAGTATCAGATCAAACAGAAGATATTAAAATTATCATAGAGTTCTAATATGCCACAAAAAACGGATTTAAACGTAGCACCATATTATGACGATTTTTCACAAGATAAAAATTTTCATAGAATATTATTTAGACCAGGGTTTGCTGTTCAAGCTAGAGAGTTAACTCAGTTACAATCTATATTACAAAATCAGTTTGAAAGATTTGGTAATCACATATTCCAAGAGGGAGATACCGTTCTTCCAGCACAAATAACAACAAGTGACACTTATCAAAGTATTCAATTGTCATCTGCCTTTGCAGGTGAAACAATTGTTCCTAGTCAATATTATAATGCAACAACACCTGTTATAGTTACTGGTGCAACATCTGGTGTTAAAGCAAGGGTAGTAGGATTTAAAAACGCAACTGCAACAACACAACCTTTACTTTATGTTCAATATGTAACGGCAGGTGCAGACGGAAGTTCAGCAGTATTTTCTAATTCTGAAAACATAACCGCAAATGCAGCCATAACACATACAACAGCATATTCTGCAAATACAGCCTCGGCAACAACACACTCAACTTCAGCTGCTCAAACAGGCACAGCAGTTACAATAGGAGATGGAGGTGTATATTTTGTAAAAGGAACTTTTGTTCAAGCAGATGAACAAACATTAGTTCTTTCAGATACATCAACAAGTGTTAATGCAAGAGTTGGATTTACAATAACAGAAACTTTAGAAACACCTGAATCAGATACTTCACTAACAGACAATGCAACAGGTTCATCTAACTTTGCAGCTAAAGGCGCTCACAGATTAAAAATTACATTAACACTTGCATCATTAGATACAACATCTATTGCTGATTCTAGTTTTATAGAATTAGTTAGACTTAGAGTAAGTCAACCTTTAACTGATAGTAGACCTACAGAATATTCTGTTTTAGGAGATACTCTTGCAAGAAGAACATTTGATGAATCTGGTGATTATACAGTAAGACCTTTTCAGTTTGAGGCAAAAGAGTCTTTAACATCTAGAGTCAAAGGTGAAGATTTTGATGGAGTTTATTCAATAGGAGATACTACAGATGATGGTAATACCGCATCATCAGATAAATTTGTTTTATCTGTATCACCTGGTAAAGCATATGTTAAAGGTTATGAAATAGAAAAAACTGCATCTACAAGGTTAGATGTTCCAAAGGCAAGAAACTTTGATACAGTAGATGCTGGAGCTATAAATGCAGAACTAGGAAACTTTGTAAAAATTACAAATGTATATGGTCAACCAGATGTTTCAAGTATTTCTAGTGAAACAACACCGTACAAAACGATAGGATTATTTGATGATGGAATAGTGACTAGAGGAAGTTCCTCTGGCACACAAATTGGAGTTTGTCGTGCAAAAACCATGCAATATGAATCAGGCACAAAAGGAAATACAGATGCAATTTATAGATTATATCTTTTTGATGTAAGACCATTTACATATTTAACATTAAATGGAACACCAAGTGCGACTCTTATTGCAAATCATTCAAACGGAGGTGTTCAGGTTAAAGGTGTGACTTCAGGTGCGACTGGTTTTGTTTTTGGTTCATTAACCTCTGGCACAACTGTTGTTTTAACAAATGTTGTTGGTGCATTTAGCTCTGGAGAAAAAATTACTGCTTCTGATTCCTCTGAAACAGATCAAATAGTAGAGGACTCTGGTAATACAGATTTAACAATATCTGAAATAACAACACATAAATTTACTGATACTCGTTCATTGTTTATGGATGATGCTGATGCAGGTCAAGATTTTACAGCTGACATTGCATTAACAATAGGGGTAATTTCCCAAATTCTTTTAGATGGAACAGATGCAAATAGTGTAAACGCTGGAGATAATATAGTCTTAGAGGAAGATAATTCTACTACAGTTGCTCTTGAGTCTGAATCAACCGCTGTTCTTGAAGAATCAGAAAAAAATGTTTCATTATATAAACTTCCTAAAAAAGTTGTTAAAACTTTATTAACTACAGATAATAATGGTGTAAGTGATACACAAATTAATATAAGACGCCAATTTATAGGAACAACAAATTCTTCAGGTGTCGTTTCTTTTACTGCTGGTTCTGGAGAAACTTTTCTTGCACATACTCAAGCAGATTATACCTTAACAATATTAACCGCAGGTTCTGGAAGTGGTGGCCAAGGAGATGTTGTAAATATTGCAGACACAATATCTGGAACTGGTACATCTACAATAACTATTACAGACAATAGTATTTTAGCAAATGCGGCTAAAGTTAAACTTACTGCAACAATTTTAAGAACAGCAATTACTGCAAGAATTAAAACCACTACATTATCTAAACAATTAAAAGTTTTAGGTGCAACCGCAGGCGATTATGGAACAAAGGCAACAGATAAAGATATATCCTTAGGTCGTGCAGATGCTTTTAGATTACAAGCAGTATATGATTCTGAAGATACAAGTACAGACGCTTCCATTCCTCAAATGACAATATCAAATATTACTGGTACATTTGCAAGAGGAGAAAGAATTACTGGTGCAACATCTGGTGCAGCTGCAAGAGTTGTAAATACAACATCACCAATGACATATACATTAGTTCACGGAAATGGTGCAACAGATTTTACTGCTGGAGAAACAATAACAGGTTCAGGTTCAGCTGCGACTGCAACAGTTGGAACTTTGACAGCAGGTTCTAAAGTAATAACTTCTAATTTTACATTAGATACTGGTCAAAGAGATAACTTTTATGACATTGCAAGAATTGTAAGAAAGACTGATGCCCCAGCACCTAGAGGTAGATTATTAGTTGTATTTGATTTCTTCTCTCATTCTGGTGGATCATTTTTTAGTGTGGATTCTTATTCAGATACAGGT